ATCAATTGAGATTGTAAACTATGACCTGATGGATATGCTGGTGATTTCATACTATCACTATTCAAAGGCATATGGTCAAAGTCCATTTTCATTGCCTCTGCTAGTTGATATGGTCTAGGTCTTTCAAATTTATTTTTATAATGTCTTACAATACTAGAACCTATGTCTGCAAGTTTATCAACATCTGATTCATTGTAATCTAAATTATTATTTTTTAGATACTCTTTAATTGCAAAACCGACTTCATTATCATGGTCTTTAACACTCTTCTCTATTTTAGGTGTTCTATTTTTAAACATAGATTGCAATTCTTTTATTTCATCATAAGTAGCATTGCTACCGTTTGATGATGGCTTTGCAATAGATAATTCTTTGTAATCACCTTTATAATTTTTAACAGGCTTTTCTTCTATCTTAGCATGTTTCAAACCATCTATGTCTATGAAGTCTTTAAATTTCATCTTCTTTTTAATCTTCTTTCTGTAGCCATCCATCTTTTTGCTGTGTATGACTTAATTTTGTTATTTAATAATCTTCTAACTGCTTTAGAACATCTAGCCATAATTTGAGTTGTTAATTCTCTATCATCTTTACTATTGTCAATAATAATCATGTTACCCATACCAAAGGTATTTTGAAACTTACCTATATTTGCTTGAACAATAGCATGTGATTTTCTAGTAATATATTCCGGTACACTTCTCTCTCTTTTGGCATTTCTTTCTAAAGCAACATCTAAACTTGTATTAACAAAAATCATATAACAATCATAACCTAATTGGTCTAACAATGCTTTTTGTTCTTTAATCTTATCGTAATCTCTACCAGTACCATCAATGACCATACCTAATCTACCTCTAATAGATAAATCCATCATGGAACCAGTTGTTGCTTTTGCTCTTGCTCTTAATATATCTCTAGCCTCTGCCTCATCTTCAGGCATTTTTAAAGATAGACCGTGTTTTTTTAATGCTCTTTCAAATGCACTATCAGAGTTAATCATTCTAAGACCTGTACCACCAAATGCATTTCTAGTTACAAATGTTTTACCAGAACCTGGACCACCTGCTAAAAAGAATGCTTTAAAAATATTAGGGTCATACAAACCTTCTTGTAAATCCTGAAATCTTATGTCATCAAAATTTTTCATTAGTTCCAACCCTTAGGCATTGTAAAGTTTTGCCTACTAAATTCTAAACGGTCTACAAATTTAACTGCTCCTGCTTTACTATCTACTGCAACATAGCCCTCTGGTGCTGTTACTCTGTAACCATTACTTGTTCTTATAAAATGGCCGATACTTTGTATCTGATTCATCTTTTGTAATAATGTATTCTTTGCAACACCTAAAGTAATGTGACTTGCAATTGCAAAATATAATGCCGTTCTATTTCTATCTATAAATCTTAGATTGTCAGCTTTTGCTTTAATAAACTTTTCTTTACCTTTTGGTGTTTTTCTACTATCAATTTCTGCATTGATAAAGTTTTCGTAATAGTCTCTAAACTGTTGTTGCATTACTTTCACTTTACCCATATCACTATTTGAATTTTTGATATAATAATTAAAGAATGTTTTTAATCTATAGCCAACAGACAATTCATCAGTAACATTACCACTCATCAAATCTAAAATAGGTTTTGCTTTAGATAAACTTCCTTCAGCCATTCTAATCTGTGCGTCAAATTTACTTAGTTCAGATTTATCAAACATAACACTTGTTTGTTTATAAGCTGCACTTGCCAAGAACACATTTCTATTTGATGAACCTGTTACTGTACCAAAACCAGCAGACAAACTATCCATAGTTTTACCAGAGTATTGAGTATGAAATACAATACCCATTTTTGCTCTTTTAATTCTTCTACCAATATCACTATCAACTGGTACTGCGTATGTAATTGTGTTAGGTGTAAAAGATATCATCTTCTCACCATCAATAGTTACAGATTTTAAATCATCTGTGAACAATAAATCGCCTTGTAGAATACCTTTAATTCTTAATCTTGATAATTGGTCAAGGCAAACTTGTAACTTCTTCGCAACTTCACCACCATGGTTTCTACGAATGTCTGCTGTAGTATAATTAATTTTAGGAGTTTTGTTGAATACTGACTTAGTACCGACAAAGAATTTGCCGTTTTCAGGATTAATACCACAGATAATTGCTGGCGCACCGTCCCACTTGACAGTAATATTCGGTGTCTTTCCACTACCAGCTAACATATTTCTAACTGATTTTAGAAAGTTGATGGCGTTAATGCCGCCTACAGAACCACGATTTATAATGTCATCTTCTAAATGTTCTAAATGTGTGTTCTTATCTTTTGTTAAAAATCCTTTAAAACTAAACATAGTCCTCTCTCATTTTGTCCCATTATACCAAAAAATAGTCCATATGGCAAGCGCTAATTTGTCGCAGCCTCTATATAAAATTCACATGACTATTTATACGATTACTCTAGTTTAAGATAGACACCAGAAAAAGAAGCCTTAGAAGCTGCATACAAATAGATATCTGTTAATACAGAGTGTCTTTTACTTAATGACATATCATTAAATCTAGTTGCTAACATAATACCAAGGTACTTTGAATAACACCATGGTTTAGGCATGGTTTTCCACCTTGCCTCAAATGTCTTTTGATTTGGTGGTAAACCTTTTACCTTTAATTTTTTGGCTGATTGATAGAATTCTGCAAAATATGTATTGCTTGGATTCATGGCATTTTTAGCCGAGACCTGACTTTCAGGTATAGGTTTTATACCATTTGATTGTAAAATATAATTTAAAGGACCTAATGATACTTTACCTTGATTAGCAGATGTTCCTTTTCCTTCACCTTGCCAACCTGTTAATGAAGTACCACCAAATGACCTAAACTGTATTCTACCTTTATCATGGTCTAAGTAAATATCCATACTATCAAATAGGTCTTTTTTATTAGGTGCCACAATTTGTGTGCCTTTATATTTGACCATGTTCTTATCATTGTCAACATTATTTTCAGAAGCCTTAACAGAACCTTGTAATTTTTTTAGAGAAACACCAACAATATCTTTTGATTTGTAATATTTTAACATCAAAGAATTTAGTTTTTGTAAAGTAGAAGCCTGAGCTATCTCAGTTCTAACCATTTGTTTACCTTTGTTGGTAAACATATACATATCAGCAGGTGACCATTTGTTTAAATTACCAAATGCTTTTTCTTTTTGATTAATTCTTTTAAATGCACCTTCAATAATATCTACAGTAGATGAACCTCTGTGAAACTCATACTTACCTTTATATCTTTTTAGTAATTCATTTGCACCAAGTATAGATGATTCATGCCAGTCTGTAGGTAAATCAATTAGTGATTCAAATTTAGCAGATACATCACAGTATCTAAATGCTGTTGTAAAATCTTTTTTAGAAACGACTTTATTTGTCTTAGTTTGTTTTTTGTAAACATAAAATATGAGACCTGCATATAGACACTGAGCTGATTCATTTCTTTCAGTCTCTTCAGCACCACCACCTGAACCTTTACCACCACCAAAATCACTAGACTTAAATAAGTCACCTAGTTTAAGTTCTTTACCATTACTAGCTTTGAATAGATTTTGACCACGGTATGTGGTTTGTATTTCGGTGATTTTACCACCTTCAAACAACCCTTTAATGTTTTTGTCAAGATAGTTTAATTTGACTTCAACAGTGGTTTTGTCAATGGTAAAATTTTCTTTTTGTTTTATTTTATTTACTAATACAGTCCACCTAGGTATTGTTGTACCCGGTAGTTCTTTTAGTAAATCTGCAAATTGTAATGCTGCCATATTTCCCTCATACAATATTTATGAGGGTTTGGCAACTAGTAATTCCAAAGAAATTTAGGAATACCACCGTTGTCTTGCCAGACTTTATGTTTATTTTGAAAGTTTGCTAGGTCGTTTGCGTCTTCTTCAAAAAAGTATTTGCCGACCACATTATCTGTAGGTGACTCGATAACATGCCATAGAATTTTCTTTTTTTCTTTAACCATTTCAACTGTATAGTTCAATTTATTTCTTAGCCCCTTTGCTGGTCTTCTATCACCTTTGTGAAATCTAACTTTTTGTTTTTTCTTTTTTACCATACCCAACTTATATAAGAGTAACGAGTACCTTTCGTTACCGGTTCAACTTTATGAGGATACAGAAATAAAGAAGGGAATATTACTACATCACCTTGTTTAAATTTTATCTCAAAGTTATCAAATAATATGAATTCACCACCCTCATAATCATCATTTAATACACCCAACACACTTAATATTGGTATTCCTTTTTTCTGACCATCAAACATTGAATGAATATGGTCACAATGTAAAGCCATTTTTTTATTCTCAGTATATTGATTAAATCTAACAGCTGTATAACCTTGCCATGTATCAAACCAAGGCATATTAATAAATTCTTTATAGTTGTGTATCGCTTTCCACAATCTACCTGTCAATTCATTTCTTGATGGTGTATTATCCCAACTCATTGATAATTCTTGGTCGCCACTTCTAGGCGCTGTTTTTTTAGTTCTAGGATTATAAAATGTATGTTGTTCAAACTTTATTGATTTCATTTCACCTAATACTTTATTACAAAAAGATTTTGGTAAAAAACCTTTTTGGTGTTGAACATAATATTTTAAATCAGTTATCATATTTTAAAATCACTAAACTTGTTGTAAGCGTCCTCTTTATCATCTACTTGATTTGCGTCAACAATATTTTGACTTGATTGTTGAACATCATATAATCTCATTTTAGCTCTGTCAACACCAACAATAAATGCTCTGTTCATACTAGGGTCATTATATCTATTCTTTAACTGTTTTACTTTCATTTGACCTAATGCTTCTAGTTCTTCATTTGAAATCAAGGCAAACATAAAATCGGCAGTCGCTGGCAAACCAAAAGATTCAGATGTATCTTCAAGACCAATATCAGTTGACACAAAACCAGTTCTAGTTGTTTGTGTTGCACTAAAGATTGGTACATTAAATTCTACAGCCAAACCTCTTAGTTCTTCAGCGATTGCTTTAACATAGAAGTATGATGAAATATTGCCACCTTTAAATCTACTTGAAGCACAAATGTTCAAGTAATCAATAAAGATAACGTCTGGTCGAAAACTCTTTTTTAATGCTAGTTCATTCATCAAAGATTTAAAATGACCACTATGAGCAGAGGCAGTAGGATATTCTTTAATAATTAATTGACCTTGTGTCTTCTCTCTAAGTTTAGCCATCTTGCCTTCATATAATTGTTGAGGCATTTCGTGTAAATCTTCCATGGTTACATCTAAAAGATTTGCGTCAATTCTTTCAGCAATTCTCTCTTCAGCCATTTCTAAAGTAATATACAGCACATTAAGACCTTGCAACAAATAACTTGAAGCAACATGACACATAAACAAAGATTTACCAACACCAGTACCAGCAAGAGCAATGTTCAAAGTTTTACTAGGAACACCACCTTTGGTAATTCTATTCATGTAATCTAAATCAA